CAGCCGTCCACTCGAAGACTGAGTGAAGGTCTTCCTCTGAGAGGATTGCTTTCTCTTGGTCATCGAGCGACCCACGTCTCCTCAGAATAGCACGAAGCCACGCGTCGTCGGTTTTAAGGACGAGCGCAGCCCACAACGCAGTATGAGGATAAGCCGAGAGTCTCGAACTCATTTTGTGGTCGATCGCAGTGCCACGTTTCGACGTGGCTGTTGCGCCGACCCCCCATCTGCACTCCTCGAGGACACCGTGACCAGGAGCCACACCGATTACGTCTTGAATGCTAGCCTGCATCCTCGAAATGAGGATGGCAAAGACTGCTGGCAAGTCGCCATTGTTCAAGATTTCGTCGATGCGGCGGTTGGTCACACGACATTGAGACTCAGCAGCGAACCAGCCAGCGATGGCCGTTTCACGCTTAGTATCAGCAATCCTATAGGCGGGGTACTTCTTTGCATAGCTTGTGACAAGGTAGTCACGAGCCAGCTTAGAGGGACTTTCGCCAAGAAGTTTGCAGCCGATGTCGTCGAGATAGTGCTGCGGCGCGAAGCCCAGGTGCTTCAAAGCCGTGGGGTCGTGCTTTACGCACAACCACACAGCTAGAGCACGAGGGGACCCTACCTGTTTGCATAGGCCGGTTAGCACCTGGCCGAATGTGTCATCACATTGCATACAGTACCCTTTCCGTACCGTCCTCAGGACGGCGTTAAAGCCGTTTTAGGACAGGAAGGTGAGGTCGCGGGTCATCGCAATGGCATTGGCATGCGCGCACACGCCGGCCACGTACTTGAGCAGGGTAGCTCGTTCAGTGGCCGTGCTGCGTTCGGGCATAACCATGTCAAGGCGTGCCAAGAGCGCGTAGGCAACAGTCGGTGCAGGGGCGATGCCACTGTACGTATTGTTGCTGAGCGACTCGAGGACCGGCATCAACACGCTTCCGGAGAAGCGGTAGTTCCGGTTCTTGGACGAGTCACCGGGTTTGGCAGGAGCGGGCCGCTTTTGGGCGAGACCGATCTTGCTGTATCCGATGGCTGTCCCCGCGGACGAATCGTCGAACCAGACGATAGACGTACGCGGATCGACGCCGATGGGGTTAAAGGTGTGGTTCACAG